TGAAGAAGGAACAGGGAAGCGTCAAAGCACAGATCGACTTCCTGAAAGGCCGCAAGATACACATTCACCCTTCTTGTGTGAACACTTTGAAAGAGATTCAACAATGGAAGTGGAAAAAGGACCCGACGACAGGCCTTTATATAGACGAACCGGTGGAATTCATGGACGACGCAATGGCGGCGCTTCGTTATTCCGTCGAAAGAATCCGCCGCGGTTCATCAATCGAAGTCTTAAAGTGAGGTGTAAAGAATGTTTGATACAACCCTTATGGATCGGATCAACATGATCCTGAATGATCCAGAAAAGACGCCTATGTCGCTGGCCCAGATCGTCGGCGAGGAAATAAAAGAATTCAAGGCGTCAGAGCAATATAAAATCATGGTCGAAGCCGAACAGTATTACAGGAACCGGTCAGACGTCCAAAGGAAGACAAACGACGTCGCCAATCGTTCGAACTGCAAAATCGAACACCCGATCCTGAAAAAGCTGGTGGACCAGAAAGCGAACTATCTTCTTTCGAAGCCCTGGTCTGTTGACACCGGAAACAAGAAGTACGGTGACGCCCTGAACGAAATCTTCGACCCCACATTCAGGCGAAAGATCAAGAGCCTGGGAAAAGGCGCGGTCAAGTCCGGGATCGCATACATTCAGCCCTATTTCGATAATGGGAAGCTGGCCTTCATGCGTATTCCTTCAACCGAACTGATCCCGCTGTGGCGTGACGCTGAAAGAACCAAAATGGACGCCTTCATTCGCTTCTATGACCAGACGATCTATGTCGGGAATAAGAAGCACACGATTACACACGCGGAATTCTGGTATTCCGGCGGCGTGAAATGGTTCAAGACCGACGGCTTCGGCGGAACTGGGGCGAATGACTTCCACGTCGACAAGGACCACGGCGACGAATCGAACGACTACACGGAAAGCCATTTCGTCGTCGGAAATAAGGCCTACAACTGGGAAGAAGTCCCGATCGCCTGGCTGAAATACAACGAAGAAGAACTTCCTCTTTGCTATTTCATTAAGGACCTGGTCGACGATATAAACTGGCAGACTTCCGTGACGGCCGACGTTCTTCGTGACGTTGCGAAATTCATCTATATCCTGAAAAACTACGGTGGACAGGACCTGGGCGAATTCATTCGTGACCTGAAAGAACACCTGGCAATCAAAGTCACGTCTGACGGTGGCGTTGATAAATTACAGGCCGATCTGAATATCGACGCTGTCATGGCCTTCCTGGACAAACAGCGCCGGGACGTGTTCGACTTCGCTTCTGCCGTCGACACAAAGGACCCAGACCTGGGGAACGCTTCCGGAACGGCGATTAACTTCCGATACATGGACCTTGACGCCGACTGTGAATCGCTGGGGGCTGAACTGAAAGACACCTTCCAGCGCTTGAAACTGTTCATTGACGTCTATCTTCAATTAACCGGGAAAGGCGACTTCACGAACGAACAGTTCGACATAATCTTCAATATGGATATGCCTGTCAACGAAACCGACGTGATCAGCAACGTCCGCAACAGCGAAGGGATCATTTCGAAGCGCACACAGCTTCAAAATCACCCGTGGGTTCAGGACGTCGAAGAAGAACTTTCCTGGATCGAGGAAGAAAAGAAAAAGGCTATGGAGGAATTCGGGAACGGCCTATTCGACGACGCGCTGGGCGCTAATGCCGGAGCCGGCACAGGCGACGGTAAGAACGGCGGTGGCGTAAATGAAGAACAGTAAACAATACTGGTTAGAGCGCGCATTAACACGCGAAAATGAATCCTATCTTCGCGGGGCCGCCCTTTCAGCAAAGACCTTCACTGAATACCAAAGGGCCGCAAAGGCAATCCGGAAAGAGATCAACGACTTTTATTCCAGGTATGCCGGAAAGTATGGGCTGACCTACGAACAAGCGGTCCGCCTTCTGAACCGGAAAGAATTCCAGGAATGGAAGGCAAGCCTGTCGGAATACGTCACCAGGATCGCCCATGAACCCGATCCGCGCATTAAGGCGCTATTGACGGCACAGCTTGACGCATTATCGGCCAATAGTTCTATAACGCGCCTGGAAGCCCTACACAGCCAGATCGACATGATACTGAATGACCTGTTCACAAAAGGCGTCCAGCAAATGAAAGAAGAATTCGGCGACAGCTTCACCGAAAGCTATTATCGCAAGGTGTACGACATTCAATGCCGCGCCGGCTTTCTGAATGAATTTGCAAAGATCAACGCCGGAATGATTGAAAGCGTCGTTTCTTATCCCTGGTCCGGCGCCATGTTTTCGGATCGGCTGTGGCAGAACAAACAGGCCCTTCTGTTCAACCTTCGGGAGATCACAACCCAGGGATTGATCCAGGGAAAGGGAATCGTGGCCATGTCGAAGGAAATATCCGAAAAAATGGGCCAGTCCTACAAGAACGCTGAACGGCTTATCAGGACAGAAACGAATCACCTTCACAACGAAGCAGAAAAGGCCGCATATAAGGCCGCCGGCGTGAAGGAATATGAATTCGTCGCAACCCTGGACAGCCGCACAAGCGCGGTCTGTGCTGATCTGGACGGGAAACACTTCCCCCTTTCGGAAGCACGGCCGGGAACGAATTTCCCCCCTATGCACCCGAATTGCAGATCGACGACGATCGAATATGATCCGGACGACGCGCTGGACTGGTTCAATTCCGGAAAGAAAATGCCGAAGAACATGACTTATTCCGAATGGGCCGAAGCTAACGGCATAAAGCGGAAGAAATCATCTGATAGCAAACGAAATCAAGTGATAACTGTTGATTAAGCGCCTTCACGGGCGTTTTTTCATATACAAAATACGCCGCTTCCGTCCGGCGAACAGGCGGAACCGCAAAGCGTGTGGAAGTCACGTTAAATACAGCGGGAAGAAAGGAGAATGTCAATCATGATCCACGAAAGCATTAAAGCAATCCTGGGGGAAGACCTTACAAAACAGGTCGAAACAGCACTGAAAGGCAAGGGCAAAGACGGAAAGGACGTCGATCTGGTGGTCGGCAACGACGGAACATTCGTACCGGCTGACAAATTTGACGCCTTGAAGAATCAGTCCACAAGCGCAGAAAAAGCGCTGAAAGCCGCCGCTGACGCATTAAAAGCGATCGGTGGTTCAGGTGATCCGGCGAAGATCGCCGAGGACGTGAAGACCGCCCAGGAAACGATCAACACCCTTCAAACGAACCACGCGACAGAGATCAAGAAAATCCAGAAGAACACAGCGTTGAAAATGGCGCTTGCTGGCCAGGTACATGATCCGGCCGACATTATTTCACTTCTGGACCTTGAGAAAATCGACGTGGACGATTCCGGGACCTTGAAGACAGACCTTGAAGGGCTTCTGAAACCTATCAAGGAAAGCAAGGCTTATCTGTTCAAGGCCGCGGACCAGAATCCCGACATCAAGGGAGCAAAACCAGCCGAACCCGGCAATCCACCGGCAAAAGCCGCGCCGGAAGGCCCTGTAATCTTTTAACACAAAACTTTTTGAGAAAAGAAAGGATTGATTAACTATGGCAAGAACAAAAGCTATTTCTCTGATCCAGTCCGGGGCGACTAAAGTCGACTTGAAAGAAATCTCCGGCCTTGTGATCGAAAATATCCAGAAGGAAACCTTGTCCAGTGGCTTGAAGTCCCAGGCCTACACTGGAAACCCCGCCGCTGGTTCTGTTGAATTCAAGAGATTCAAGAACAGCGCGTCCAAAGCATACGGAACCGCCAGAGCCGCCGGAGCCGGTGACAAACTGACCGTTCCGCCTACTACTGTAAACCTTGACCAGCACCGCGAGATCGTCGAGGAAGCCGCAAAGTTTGACCTTGACACTTTCGGCGTTGGAAACATCATGGCCAGACGTGCAGACAACCACGTCGACACTGTTGTCGCTGAACTTGACGAAGCCTTCTTCTTGACGGCCGTTGAAGCTGGCGTTTCCTACGAACCCGATTCCGGCCTTGACACGATCGAAAAGAAAGTGGAAGGCATGATCCAGAGCCTTGAAACCGTGAAGAACGACTATGTCAGAGGTATTCCGAGAAGCATTATGCGTCTTGTGTGTTCCCCTTCCTTCTACGGTGAGATCAGAAACTATCTGGACAAGAGCGCGAACAACGCCAACGTCGACACAGCGGCCGAAGACTTCGCGATCTTCCACGGCGTAAGAACTTATTCCAGCGTTTACCTTCCTGACGGAATTGACGCGGTTCTGATGATCGAAGGCGCTGTCGCACAGCCTGTCGTGACTTATCCTTACAAGGACCCTGAAAAGATTCCGCTTTCCAACGATTACGGAATCGCTATGTTCTACGACTACGGCACAAAGGCGCTTACCCCTGACCTGATTTTTTTTTATGAGAAGGGGGCCGGAAGTCTTGGAACCTTGACAGTGACTTCTGCTGATTCCGAAACAGCCGGAAAAACAGTGATCAGCGTCGCTGAAACTCCGCTTCCTGGACGTAAGCTGGTTTATAAGACCGCCGCTTCTACTGCACCGGCTGTAACTTATAATGACGTTCTGACAACCGGCTGGACCGATCTTCCCGCTGATGGTGAAATCACAGCAACCAACGGCCACAAGATCACCGTTGCCGAAATCGACGTCGACGACAAAAAAGCGAAGAAGGCTGGAAATACGGCTATCGTCGTTGAGTAATTGTCTAACGAAAGGCGGTGAACGGCGTGTTAAACCAGATACTTCAAGCCCTGGAAGGCCTGGGGATAGACCAAAACGAAGCCCTTCGAATCCTCATGTCTTCGGAAGACAGGCTGTCGAAGGTCAAGTTGCTTCTTGGTATCACCGAGGAAGACCAGGACGAAATCCTTCTGTTCGTTATCCAGACGATCGAAGACCAGGTCCTTTCCTACATCAACCAGGAAGCACTTCCCGCGCCGCTTGAAAGGGTCCTGGTGGTCATGGCCGTCAGCTATTACAAAGCCGCCGGTCTTGGCAATACACAGGCCGCCGTCGGTCCGGTGGCGTCCGTGAAGCGTGGTGACGTTTCGACGTCATTCGCCAATGCTTCCGGCGCTTCCGGATCGGCCCAGACTTTTAACTTGGGCGAAGATAGCGGCGAACTATTCGGCTGGAAGACAGTCCTGAATGAATATCGAAAATTAAGGTGGTGATCAGACATGGGATTCGGAAACACTTCCGCTGAACGGGTGGCCATAGAACGAACCTATGAAGACACCGCCGAGGTATCAAGAACAGTGCCACAGACAGGAGCGAACAACATCACGAAGTCCGTTCCTTCTGTGGTCTATTCTTCTATCATTTGCGCGCTTTCACATACAGGTTCCGACAAAAGCCAGCAAACGGAAGCGCAAAACAGAATTGACTATGACGCAGTAATATTCGCCGGCCCTGATCTGTTGATCCGCCCAGGCGATCGCATATCACTAAAAAGGTTCGGCCGGAACAACCTAGAAAGTCCTATCGTCTACGAATTTGAAGTCGTGGGACGGCCTTCTGTGTATGCGACACATCAGGAAATCAAGGTAAAGGACGGTGATCTGTCGTGAGTGTTGACAACAGCGGCATGATCGAATTCCAGCGCCAGCTTGAAGCGTTGAAAAACGACATTCCTGACATCATGGAAGAACTGATCGTCGGCGAAGGCGTCTATGCCGTGAAACAGGCGAAGCTGATCTGTAAGAACGACCGCCCTGACATTGTCAACAATGGCGATTATAGAAACAACTTCCACGCCGGGAACAAGGCGCTGACGCACAGCAACAACAAAGATCACGACGGAAGCAAGCCACAGAGGACAGGAAAGGCGTACAGAATCGACGTCTATAATAACCTGGACTATGCGAAGCCCCTTGAATATGGGTTCAGAAGTCACTTTGTACCCGGTCACTGGGACGGCCGAACCTTCGTCTATCAACGAAACGATCCGGAAGGCGGAATGTACGTCGGGCCATATAAAGGCTATGTCCGTGGTCACTTCACGCTTCGCAGAGCAATAAAGCGAACGAAGGACACCCAGGACGCACGACTGAACCGAAAAATCAACCGGATCATAAAAGAAAGGCTGACGCCTGGCGGGTCCGGTTAAGGAGGAATGCGAATGACAGTGAATAACTTCATAGAAGCCATTGCTTCAAAACTGGCCGAACTGTGGCCAGACAGGAAGGTCTTCGTCGATAAGATTCCAAAGGACGCAGACGGGAACTTCTTCGTCGGAACCATAGAAACAGGCCAGGATAAGAAACTGGGCCGCCGAAGAACAAGGTCATATCAGTTCGAAGTCCTCTATTTCTTGAAGACTAATGACAACATGGTCTTTAACGCCTGGGCTGAATCCATGTTCGACAATTTTGAAGCCCTGGACGTCGTCGAGAGCGGCGAACAGACCCGAAGGGTTATCCTATCGGGCCACGAAGCCAGGAAAGACGAAGCCGGGGTCTTTCAATTCGTTTTCGACGCTGACTTCCATATCGTCATAGCACCGGAAGCGTACGATCCTATGGAAAGCCTTGAACAGAAGGAGGAATTGAAATAATGGCAACCAAAAAGAAAACAGCCGCCACGGTAGACCAGCCGAAAGCGGCTGAACCTAAATTCACGAAGGAACAACTGGTCAAAAGTAAGGCTTTCAGCCAGCACAAGGACACCCTGAACGCTATCCTGGAAGCCGGCAAAACGTATACGAAAGAACAGGCCGAAAGGCTTGTTTCTGAATTTCTTGAAAGAAAGGTGTGATTCTAAATGGCCCCTATCGGTGGTGGTACTTTTACAGTACAAAATAAAATCCTTCCCGGCGCTTATATCAATTTCGTAAGCCTGGGAAGCACGGCCAGACTTGGATCGCGTGGCATTGTTGCCCTTCCCCTTGAACTGAACTGGGGACCTGAAAACGAGGTCTTTTCAGTGACAGCGGAGGACTTCAACAAAACGGCGATCGACGTCTTTGGCTATGATCCTACGGCCGCCCCCCTTCTTCTGGTCAGGGAAGCGCTGAAACGCGCGAAGAACCTTCTTGTCTACCGTGTGAATTCCGGTGGCGATAAGGCGACGAAGACGATCGGAGGAATGGCGGTAACGGCTAAATATGGCGGAACCAGAGGAAACGACATTCGTGTCGCTATCCTTACAAACGCAGACGACGCCCTGAAAGTTGACGTCGTGACCTATCTTGACGGAATGGAAGTCGATTCCCAGACCGTCGTTGCAAGCACCGGATCGGCAAATCTGGTCGACAATAAG